AAAAAGAAATAGAACAACATCTAAATATTCTGTTTACAAAGTTTCTACTAAATGTAAGCATTTAATAAGTAGAATTTACAGAATACTACTAGGAGAAGAAGACTTACCAACATATAGCGCAAATAAATTCTATAAAAATAAAACATATACAGATAAAGTTTACAACAAGGCTATTGACGATATGATAAAAGACAACGAAAGATAAAACAAACAACTATGAACTTACCAATTACAGCAAAAGCACAATACTCAACACAAAAAGGCTTAATAACTACTAGACCTATAATAGGTGGATCTTGTGATTGCACAGATGATTGCGATTGCAATTCTCCATCAAAATTAACAAAAGAAGGCAAATCAAAGTTATTAGCTTCACCGAAAGTCACAGGCGCATTTAGAGACGCTATTGAGTCTTCTCCAGCTACAAAAAAAGGTTGCAGATATAAATAATGGCTTTTAATCTAAAATCAAAAGGAGAATTATTCGGTTACAATGAAGAACTATCTGAGTTTGGAAGACCAGTTTTTGAAAAAAAATTAGAAGATGGTATTATAGCTGAAGCAAACAGAGACGGCACAACTTATGTGAATAAAGATGTTTCAGATAAAAAAAAGAAAGACTCTATAGCTCACGAAAACGTTCATCACTGTCAGATGCTTCAAAATAGACTAGATTATAATAATGATATTGTTACCTGGAAAGAAGACACTATTAGTCAGCCTAGAGTATACAAAAGACAGCAAGGCGCTTTAATATCAATGGAAACTGGAGAATCTGATTATGAAGGTGGTGATTTTCCATGGGAAGAAGAAGCTAATTTAAAATCTTAAATATGAGTTACAAAGGAAATATAATAACAAACAAAGCAAAGTCTTCGGCTTTTAAAATGAATGAAGCGCTTATGGAAGGTGCAAAGTTTGCTGCCGGCACAGGCGTTGACTATTCTAAAGCAGCTGGTGAAGGATTTAAGTCTTTTCTTCAAGACTCTGGTTTAAGTACTGAAAGCTTAGAATCAAAAGTTAAAGATCTAGAAGAACAGTTAAAAAATTCTAAAAAAAATGAATACAAAGCTGGATCTAAAAAAGCTGTAAACACTAATGATGTTGTTATAGAGCAAGTCGAAGATAAAAGCGCTGCTCAACTTAGAAAAACCACTAAAGGCAAAGGTAGAAACTTTAGATCAGTAGAAGAAGGCGCTGGTATGACAGAGGCTGGTGTAAAAAAATATAGAAAAGATAATCCCGGTAGTAAACTTAAAACAGCCGTTACTAAGTGTGATGTTAAGGTTGGTACAAAAGCGTATAAGAGACAAAAAGCTTTTTGTTCAAGGTCTAAAAGTTGGACAGGAGAAAGAGGTAGAGCGGCAAGAAAAAGATGGTGTTGCAGTAGATTTTAGCGTTATGAAGTCAAAAGGTTTAGGAGACACTATTGAAAAAATTACAAAAGCAACAGGAATTAAAAAAGTTGTAGAAAAATTACCAGGAGATTGTGGTTGCAAGAAAAGAAAAGATGCTTTAAATAAAGCATTTCCTTATAAAAAATAAAAGTATGGCTTTTAGTATGAAAAAAAAGTTAAACAATTATGGTTTAGCTAAAAAAGATCCACCGATTAAAACAGAGCTTTTAGAAGAAGTAGATTTAGGTCTTGTTCCTAGTAAAAACATTAAGCCTACATACGAAGGTCATCAGTTTTCACATGTAGCTGAAATAAATAAAGATAAAAATTTAGTAACAAAAGGTCAAACTGATAAGTCTATAGGTTTTTTTGAAGCTGTAAATCCTTCATTAACAACAAAAGAATCACAAGAAGGAAAAAAAGTATCACAAAAAGAGTGGTTTTTTAAGCATTACGGGCAACCGGAAGTTTTAGAGCTTATGTCTAGGCAAGGATTAACTGCTGACGGTAAAAGACTTTCTGTTGAAGACCTAAAAAAAATGTACGAGCAAACTAAAAAAGCTAGAATACTTAAGGGTGAAGCCCCAGAACACGCTAGTGCGTCTGTTGTTACTAAGTATGAACCAAAAACAGGTTTGCATAGAAACGTTGGAATTGGTACTTCTATTGACGCATTAAAAGGAGAAGTTGGAGCAACTGGCCCAATGCTTGATGAAGAACTTACTCATTACAGTAATTACGACGCTTTGCAAGGTCGCATACTGGTTAATATACTAGGTGGAGATATAATGAAATCTACTAAAGGTAAAAACTTAACCATGGAGCAAAGAGAATACATTTCAAGACCTGAAGAAACAATGGGTACTTTTAATCAATTTAGATCATTAATAAATCATAAGTATGGTAAAAAATACGATATTGATGATCTTAAAAAAATAGAAAATAAAATTCCAGAAGTTAAAGAACAATGGTTTTATAAGTCTTTTGACAAAAAAGACATAGTAAAAGCCTTAAACACCATAGCTTACGAAGAAGAAAAGCAAGATATTATTTCTAATTTTACAAACGCTTAAATACGTATATAACGTGTAATTATATATTATATATATAAACAATAAAATTTAATAAAATGAAAACACTAATTTTAACCTTAAGCTTGTTTTTTTCAAGCTTTTTAGTAAACCCAGAAGTAAAAACAGAATTTAAATCAAATGGTTTTTTAGGAAGCTGGCACAGTGATGGAAGCGATTACTCAATGTTGATAACTGAAAAAAATGGACAATTAGAAATATATAATTATTTTTTTAACAAATCAGTTGTTGACAATATAAAAAAAGTAGAATTACACACTGTAGAGGAAAAAGTAGTTAGGTTTACTAGAAAAAGAATGAAAACAACTATATTTTATGTAGAAAACAACCACAGAGTACAAGTAAAGTATAAGTTAATTAATGAAACTAAAATGAAAGCCATTTTCAAAGGCGATTGGAATGGTACTATATATTATAACAAACAAAACAATTAAAACACAACAAAATGGCAAATTACGGAAAAGGTATTGGACCAGCTAAGCTAGGAGTATCTAAAGCTATGGCTAAAAAATACTCTTCAATGAAACAGGCAGAACCAAAAACAGGTAAAGCAAAAAACAAAAAAGCTGATCCAGAAGGAGGATCTTATCAAACTTATCTTTCAGGTTTAAGAAGAAAATATCCAGAGGCTACAGGTGAAGATTTAAAAAAGAAAAAATTAATATCTAGCGACTATGTCGATACTTATAATGATTTCTATAAATCCTTTCCTGTTGGAACAAATGATCCAAAACCGACAAGTTCCAATAAACAGACAGAACCAAAGACAGGTAAAAAACAAAAAGCTGATTCAGAAGGAGGAAGTTACCAAACTTATTTATCTGGACTAAGAAGAACGTACCCAAAAGCTACTGGTGAAGATTTAAAAAAGAAAAAATTAATATCTGATGACTACGTTGAAGTTTATAATGATTTTTACAAGTCTTTTCCTGTAGGCACGAACGATCCTAAACCAAAAAGTTCTAGTAAGCAGGTAGAGCCAAAAACAGGTGGCAAGTCAATGTTTGACGCAGATGGAGATGGTGATACTGTTTTTAATGATAGTAATAACGATGGTACTATGTTCAGTAGGTTTATTACAAAAGCGAGAGAAGGTAGTAGAAAATCAGACGCGCAAGCACTTAGAGCTAAAAACACTCAACAAGCTGTAAATAATAAATTTAAAAAAGATATTAGCGAAAAAGGTTTTATTGAAGCATTTAAGCAAAACTTTAAGTTTTAATGAAAAAAATTTGGCAATGGTTAACCGGTAGCGTCATCAAAGAAGTTGGTGACGTTATCGATAAACTAACGACTACCAAAGAAGAAAAGCTAGAAGCACAAAGACTAATAACTGAAATTCTCGAGAAAGCTGATAAAGAAGCACAAGAGCAAGTGACGGCAAGATGGCAAGCTGATATGGCTTCAGACAGTAAGCTATCAAAAAATATAAGACCTATGGTTCTTATTTATTTAACAGTTATATTTACTGCATGCGCTTTTTTTGATGGTAATATTGGTGAATTTAGTATTGCAGATGAATATATACCTATATTTCAGACCTTGCTCGTTACCGTTTACGGTGCTTATTTTGTAGGCCGAAGCTGGGAGAAAGCAAAATCAATGACAAAAAAAGATTAAATGGCAAGAATTAGTACGTATGTAATAGATAATAACATTACCGCTCAAGACAAGGTAATAGGTACTGATTCTTCTGGCGCAGTTACTAAAAACTTTAATTTAGCAGATTTAGGTGAATTTTTGTCTAAAGGCTATGCTAATGTAAACGGCCAACACTCTTGGACTTTTGTTAATCAGATACAAACCGGCGGGTTATATGGCCCTGCCAATGGCGCTTCAATAAGCACTTTAACTACTATAAAGTTAAATGAAATAACAAGCGGCGAAAAAAACATACAGAACTTTTTATTAGAATATAAAGGTAAAAGAATATTATTAGTTGATATAGTAGACCCCAACATATATGGTCTATTTGATGTGACTAGCATTGCTGAAGATCAAACTAATTTAAATAATTATGATATAGGCTTAGACCATATATCAAGCAATGGGACATTAACCCTGGACAAAGTATATGCGATATCAATGTACGCTCAAGACGCGACGTATGCGCATAGACAAATAAACGCTTCAACGACTTGGACTATAAATCATAATTTAGGAAAGTTCCCAAGTGTTAGCATAAAATTTTCTAGCAGCGACCAAATATATGAAAACGTTGGTGCTTTTGCTGGAGTAATATATACAGATCAAAACAACTTAACAATTAACCTAGCGGCCGCAGAGAGTGGGTACGCTTATTTAAACTAAAAATATGGCAATTCCATTTTTAAATCACTTAGACTTACGAAGCGTATCGGAATTACAAAATGCGATACTTCACAAAACAACAACAACAACCGCCTCTAACGTTGAGGGTAAATTTATTTACGATACAGGAACTAATACAATGCAGTATTATAACGGAACATCTTGGATTAACTTGGATGGTTCTGGAGATATTTCTGCGGTTGTAGCTGGTGCAGGTTTAACAGGTGGCGGTACTTCTGGTTCTGTTACATTAAATGTAGGAGACGGTGCAGGTATTACGGTTAACGCGGATAGTATTGACGCAAATGTTGATGATATAACTACACAAATAGTATCTGATAATATTGTTGCTAAAACTGCTGCTGTTACAAATGGCAGCGCTCAACTAGCTACTGGTGATCAAATATATGATTTTGTTACAGGTCAAGGATATATTGACGGTAACCAAACAATTTCATTAAGTGGTGATTTATCTGGGTCTGGTACAACATCAATCAACGCTACTATTGTAGCTGATGCTGTTGAAGCCGGAATGCTTAACGATAATGTTATTTCAGGTCAAACAGCGTTAACAAGTGGCTTAGCTGATGCGGATGAATTCTTGATTAGTGATGCGGGCACCATAAAGAGAATGGACACATCTGTTCTAAAAACGTATATGCAGAATAACCTTACCTTCAGTTCTGGAACAGTAACTGGTACCGGTACAACTAATGTACTTCCAAAATGGACAAATGGGGGTAATGGTGCTTTAGGAGATTCGAGTATCAGCGACAATGGAACAACTGTAACTATTACTGGTAACTTAGATGTTCAAGGAACAACAACCACCATAGACTCTACAACAGTTGCTATTGGTGATAATATGATGAAGTATGCTAAAGATAACACGGCTAACGCTTCGGATATTGGTTGGTATGGTAAGATTGTTTCTTCTGGAACAAAATACCCGGGTATGTGGTATGATGCCAGCACTGGCGTTTCAACGCCTAAATTCGCTTTAGGTATTGCTACTACAGAACCAACTGGCACGGGAACTATTGCTGTTACAGGTACATTAGTAGCTGATCTAGAAGGTAATGCTGTTACAGCTACAAGACTAGCGTCTGCACAAAACTTTTCTATAGATGGTGATATTACAGCCTCTGCGGTTAGCTTTAATGGTTCTGGCGCTGTTGTTTTAAACGCTAATATAGACGCTAATGTTGTTGGAGCCGCTGAGCTTAATGTTTCTGGCAATGGTACTTCAGGATATTTACTATCTTCTGATGGTGATGGTTCATTCAGTTGGGTCGCCGCTGGTTCAGCACCAAGTGATGCTACAATAACTTTAAATGCCGGTGATGGATTAGACGGTGGTGGAGCATTTACCTTAAATCAGGCAAGTAACGAAACAATAACATTTAGCGCTGAAAACGCTAGTACAACAAATAAAGGTGTTGTAGAATTAGCAACTTGTGCGGAAGTTTTAACTGGCACGGACGGTTCTAGAGTTGTGACACCAGACACATTGGCTTGTAAATCAGTTACAGCAACAATTTCAGCGGCTTCAGTTTCAGGTTCTAATTTATATGCTGAAATCACGCACTCTTTAGGCACTGAAGATGTAATGGTTGAACTATTTGATGCAAGCACAAAAGAAACAGTTTTTGCTTTAGTTGAAAGAAAAGACAAATCAGGAACTAACTCCACAAGTAAAATTACAGTTTATTTTTCAGCAGTTCCTTCAAACAACATAGAAGTTCTTATTACATCATTAAAAGGAGCGACAGCAGGCACAGTAGCTTATAGCTAGTATTAAAATAATAATTTAATTTATGTCAATTAAAATTCTTAATGGAATTGACGTGGACAACGGCGTGTTGTACACAGACACTGTAAATGATAGAGTAGGTATTGGAACTACTAGTCCTGATGCGCCTCTTCATATTAAAAGTACTAATTTCGAAATGTTAAAGCTAGAGCAAAACGATGCTAATGGAGGTTTGATACGTTTTTTAAATACTGATGACACTGATGGTTGGTTTACTGGTATTGCTGGCACTGAAAAATTTATAATATCAAGAACAGCTGATAATACGTCTCCTATAATAACAGTTGAACAAAACGGCGACGTCGGGATTGGGACAGATAGTCCATCTTATAAACTGCATAATACAGGAACTACTAGATTAGAGGGCAGAATAACATTAGGTGGAGATGTAAATAATTTTATAGAAGGGGTTGGAAATGGAATAAATTTCAAGACAACTGACGATTATAATTTTATCAAAGGAGCAAACACTTTATTTACTATAAAGAGTACTGGTAACGTCGGGATCGGAACGACTATTCCATCTACTAAGCTACATTTAGCTGACTCTAATGACGTTTATCTTACTCTAGAATCTACTAATGCAAGTACTGCAGAAGAAGTAGCAATTAAATATAGTAACTTTTCAACAGGTAGTAACTATTGGTGGACAGGTTTAAATCAATCTGCTAGTTACTCATTAGCCTATGGAACGACTTATTCCGGAGCTAATGTTAAAATGGAAATTTCAACCGCGGGTGACGCAACTTTTGGAGGTACAGTTTATATCCCTTCAAAATTAGAACATACTGGAGATAGTAATACTTTTTTAAATTTTTCAGATGATACTATAACATTATCTGCAGGTGGTGCTGTTACAACTTTACAAGGGAATGGTAACACAACTTTTGCAGGGGCTGTTTTTGTGGAAGATGATTTGTATTTAACAGATGCGGGAACAGTTAGAGGTAAAATACAGTTAAACGCAAGTGACAGAGATGACTTAGATATTAAAGCAGTTTCGTTAGGTAGTAAGATGAAATTCTTTACTGTTGATACAGAAAGAATGCGTATTGACTCAGACGGCAACGTCGGTATCGGGACTTCTTCTCCTACAGGAAAACTAGAAATTCAAAGAACCCAAATCACAACTCAATTTGATAGAGATTCTTTTTTAAGATTGCACCCATCAACAACTACAAACTCAGGTGGTTTTACAAATATCTTTTTTGGAACATCACCAGTTAACAATTATGGTGTTGCTATTGGTGGCCTTAGAGCGGGAACTGATGGAACTCCATCATTTAGTGTTAGAATGTTAGATGATTCTATTACAGGTACAGAAGTTTTAAATATTGGTAGTACTGGCGCCGCAACTTTTGCAGGTAAAATTATAGCAGAAAAAGGTGTTCAATTTACTGGAGGTACTATCGCAGCAGCAACTACGGTTTTACACACAAACAACGTTGTTTATGCTCGTGGCGGAAGTGGTGGTATGTTCTTACAAAATGCGGATGGTTCTGATGGTATATTTATAGCAAATGACCATGTTAGACTTGAAACAGGAAGTGCTGAAAGAATGCGTATTACCTCTAGCGGCGACGTTGGAATCGGAACAACTAGCCCTAGTGCTAAGTTAGAAGTAGAACAAAGTAATTCTAGCACAAATACAGTTTTTCTTTCTAATAGTTATAATAATAAAGGGTTTAGAACTGGACATTCTGGTTATGCTACATTTTCAGGTTATAATGATTCTAACAATACAACGAGCGGGAGCGCTTATGGTGCTTTGATAGGATTAAATACTTTTTATAACGGCACAAATTTTTATAACGAAAACCAATATATAGACCCTTCTAGCATTTTATTTAAAGACGGTAATATATTATTCCACACAAATGACATTTCTGCTAGTGGTAACTTTACACCAAGCGAAAGAGTTAGAATAACTAAAAACGGCAACGTCGGGATTGGGACGAATAATCCTGGATCAAGACTAGAAGTAAACGGAGAAATTGACGCTAATGGAGGTGATGGTTATCGTATAGAAACAAAACCTTTTGCAACTTGGTCCTTAGATTTACTTACTCTAGGTGATTGGGATGGTGAAGGATATGCTACTCGTATAATGGGTAGTAATTCGTCAGAAGTAATGAGAGTTACTGGAACAAACGTTGGTATCGGGACAACAGCACCAGGAGCAAAGTTAGAAGTTAATGGTAATTCTAGATTTATTGGCTCAATGCAGTTTTATCAAGGTAGTACATCAAATCAATATTTAAATATATTACAATCTGGCGGAAGTACTTTTATAAACACAGGCACTTCTGGAGAAACAATATATTTTGGTGCACCCTCTAGTAATACAACAAATCTTTATATACAAGGAACTGCTTCAATAAGTTCAATAGCTAACGCCACAACTGATACAGATAAGTTTTTAGTTTCACAAAGTGGCACGGTACAATACAGAACAGGTGCTCAATTAGCATCTGATATAGGTGCTGTTACTGGTGGCCCTTTTTTGCCAATTAGTGGAGGAACATTAACTGGTGGTTTAAGTATACCAGAATATTTATATCACTCTGGAGACCAAAATACAAATCTTCGTTTTCAAAGCGACTCAATAGAGCTCTACACTGGTGGTTGGAAAGTTTTTGGTAATACAACTTTAAAATATGGAGCGCTTTATGGTGATAACGCTTTAAGAGTTTACGCAACACAAGCTGGTGGATATGTAAATGGATCTCTTGAAGTTAGCGATTATGTTAAAGCTGTAGACGGATATAAAGGATATGTCTCTTATTTTCATAATGCTGGATTTTTCCATAGCCCAAGAAGCCAAGATGGCGCCAACCCACTGTTTATTCCTATAAATTCAACAGGAATGTCTTCATCAGACCAATATTATAATACTTGGGTGCCTTTATACGCGGGTAGAGTTAGAAAAATTATAATAAAGCATATATCAGGAAGTACACCAGTTGCTACGGCTTGTACTTTTCGCAAAAAAATAAATGGAACATTAAGCGGCACAACTTACGCTGGAACCGTCACAGGTGGAGGCTCGGCAGGTATGAAAGTTACTTTTGATTTTGGAACTACTAATTTTACTTTTAACGCTGAAGACGAAGTGCAAATAGGAATTGTGACTGGGGTAGCAACTCAGCCAAGAATGGGGGGATGTTCTTGTCAAATATGGTATGAATATAATATAACTTAATATGGCAAATATAAACGACAACATAAGAGGCAAAAAACTATTTAAAGAAGGTGGTTCAAAACAACAGGCTGTTAAAGGTTCTGACGGTGAATACACCGTATCTAAAGAAATATCTGATGATTTAACTGGTTTAACAGATATTAGCGACTTGTTTAACAACGACGATATTTATCAAACTAATAAGTTTTTATTAAAACAAATTGAGGATTTAAGACAGGACGTAGAAGAGCTTCACGCGTTTATTAAAGATGCTTTTGGTAAAGATTCATCAAGTGCTGCATCTAAAGGAGATACAGGCGCTACAGGTCCACAAGGGCCTAAAGGAGACACAGGAGCAACAGGAGCAACTGGCCCAGCTGGTGCCGATGGTAAAAATGGTAGTGACGCTTCTGTAAGTGGATTTAAAGGTCAAAGAACAGTAGGTAAAGAAACTTGGACATTTGAGGCAGGTTTATTAAAATCAGTAAAATAATAAAATTATGACATACGATTGGAATTGTAAAACAGTAGATGTACACCCTCAAGCAGAAGGTGAAACAGATGTAGTGTATAATGTACACTGGATTGTAACTGGAACTTCGGATCAATTAGATCCACAAGAAAACGCTTATTCAGCAACTAATATTGGAACTCAAGTAGTAACTTTAGACCCTGAAGCTGAGTTTATACCTTTTGACGAACTAACAAATGAAATAGTTGTAGAGTGGACAAAAGATGCTATGGGTGAAGAAAAAGCTCAAGCTATTGAAGATAGTTTAGCGGCTCAAATAGCAGAATTAGAAAATCCAACTTCTGTAACTATGACAATAGAAAATTAAAGTAATGCGTAAATACGTAATACTTAACTATATGTTAAACATTTAAATTAAATAAAATGGCAGAAAAAATCGCAAAAAAAGAATTAACTAAGCTTCAAGACTTAGTGAAAAACTACAATCAACATCAATTAAAACTAGGCGAGCTAGAAGTTGAAAAGCATAGATTACTACACAGTATATCAAATGTTCAAGAAGAACTTCAAAAGTTTCAAGATGAATTAAAAGAAACCTACGGTGAAGTTAGCATTGACATCAATGATGGTAAAATTGCAAAAAATGAGCCTAGTAAGGAAGATTAGTATAGGAAGAGACTATAAAAATGATGCCATGCACTATTCTGTTGGACAGGAAGTGTATGGTGGTCATATTATAGAAAATATAATAGAAGAAGATAACAAGTACTCTATTTATATTAAAAAAGACAATGAAGTTTTACCTTGGAAAGACTTTAACAAAAACATGGCTATTGCAGTTGAATATAACTTAGAGTACTAATGAATTCTTTATTTAATTTTATAATTAAACCTTTTGAAGAAAGAACAAATAATAAATTAAAAATAAACGAATCCGAGTTAATACTTAACACTGAAATGCAAAACCACCAATATGTTAGTAGGCACGGGATTGTTATTTCAACACCTTTAGTGGGTTGTACTGAAGTTAGTATTGGTGATGAGATTATAGTTCACCATAATGTGTTTAGAAGATTCTACGACATAAGAGGTAAAGAAAAAAATAGTAAAAGTTATTTTAAAGAAGATTTATTTTTTGTTCAGCAGGATCAAGTTTACGCTTATAAATCAAATGATGAGTGGAAAGCTATAAAAGGTTTTTGTTTTATAAAGCCTTTAAAAGAAAACAACAGTTTTTCTTTAGAAAAAGAAATTGTTGGAAAAGGAGTTGTTAAGTATAGCGATGGTTATGTAGATGAAAACGCATTAGTTTCTTTTAAGCCTGGATTTGAATACGAGTTTTTTATAGAAAACGAAAGACTATATAGGGTTCCAAACAAATTTATTACAATTAAATATGAACATCAAGGAGACGAAAAAGAATATAATCCAAGCTGGTCACAAAGCAGTTGAGGAATTAATAAAAGTTGCTGAAGAAAAAATTATTACAAATACAGAAGATGATGTTTCAGCTGATAGACTTAAAAATGCTGCGGCAACAAAAAAACTAGCAATATTTGATGCTTTTGAAATATTAACTAGAATACAAGAAGAAGAGCATATTTTAGAAGACAAACCAAAAGAAGAAACTAAAAAAACTTTTAGTGGTTTTGCAGAAAGGAGATCTAAATAATGTACGAGCAGAGTTTATATAAAATTATACAACCTATAAAAATAAATACATTAAATAGATTAAATAAATCTAAAAAATGGAAATACGGTTACAACAAAGAAAATGATGTTGTAGTTATAAGTAAAACTGGCCAAATTGGAGAAATTTACGAAATACAAGGTCTTAAAATAGCGCTTCCTAAGCGACCTAAAGAAATACATAAAGGTGAAGATAGGTGGAAGCCTAAAGAATACCCTAGAGAGCTTAAAAACATTAATAGCGTGTTTGAGTGGAGAGATTATCCAGAAGATTTTAAAGCTAAATGGGAAAATTATATTGATAATGAATTTAAAAAACGAGAAGAAGGTCATTGGTTCTATAATAGAGGTGTGGCTACTTACATTACTGGCACTCACTTTATGTACTTGCAGTGGAGCAAGATTGATGTTGGGAAACCAGACTTTAGGGAAGCAAACAGATTATTCTTTATATTCTGGGAGGCTTGTAAAGCAGACGCACGATCTTACGGAATGTGTTACCTTAAAAACCGTCGTTCAGGATTTTCGTTCATGTCTTCAGCAGAAGCCGTTAATATGGCGACAATTACGTCAGATGCACGGTACGGTATCTTGTCTAAGTCTGGAGCCGATGCTAAGAAAATGTTCACAGACAAGGTTGTACCAATATCAGTCAACTACCCGTTCTTTTTCAAACCCATCCAGGACGGTATGGACAGGCCCAAGACAGAACTCGCTTATAGAATACCAGCCAGTAGGCTCACAAGAAAGTCAATACAAAACAAACAAGAACAAGAAACGCTCGAAGGATTAGACACTACTATTGATTGGAAAAACACAGGAGATAATAGTTATGATGGTGAAAAACTAGCTTTATTAGTGCACGATGAAAGCGGTAAATGGGAAAGACCAGATAATATATTAAATAACTGGAGGGTTACAAAAACCTGTCTTAGATTAGGTTCTAGAGTTATTGGAAAGTGTATGATGGGATCAACTTCTAATTCATTAGATAAAGGTGGAGAAAATTTTAAAAAACTATATTACAACTCCGATGTTACTAAAAGAAACAGGAATGGACAGACTAGCTCAGGATTATATTCTTTGTTCATACCTATGGAGTGGAACTACGAGGGATTCATTGATTCTTATGGACACCCTGTTTTCGATACTCCAGAAAAACCAGTAGAAGATACGTATGGTGATTTAATAGAGACAGGTGTTATAGAACATTGGCAAAATGAAGCCGAGGGTTTAAAAAACGACCAAGATGCGTTAAACGAGTATTATAGGCAGTTTCCTAGAACTGAAGAGCACGCGTTTAGAGATGAAACAAAAAACAGTATATTTAATTTAGTTAAAATATACGAACAAATAGATTACAATGAAGATCTATTAAACACAAACGTTGTTTCTACAGGAAGTTTTCAGTGGGAAAACGGAATAAAAGATACTAAAGTTAAATTTACACCAAATAAAAACGGAAGGTTTAAAATAACTTGGGTTCCTAGCTATAGTTTGCAAAACAAGCAAATTTTAAAAAATGGAATAAAATATCCTGGAAACGATCATATAGGCGCTTTTGGTTGTGATAGTTATGATATTTCTGGTACAGTTGATGGGCAAGGTTCTAAAGGTTCATTGCACGGCTTAACAAAGTTTAGCATGGAAGACGCGCCTCCAAATTCTTTTTTTCTTGAATACATAGCTAGACCTCAAACGGCAGAAATGTTTTTTGAAGATGTATTAATGGCTTGTGTATTTTATGGCATGCCTCTTTTGGCTGAAAATAATAAACCAAGACTTTTGTATTACTTTAAAAGAAGAGGTTATAGAGGATATTCTATGAACAGGCCAGATAAACTTTGGAATAAACTTTCTATAGCAGAAAAAGAAATAGGAGGTATACCAAACTCTAGCGAAGACATTAAACAAGCACATGCAGCAGCTATTGAATCTTATATAGATAAATATGTAGGATTAAAATCAGATGCACAATATGGAGACATGTATTTTAATAAAACATTAAATGATTGGGCTAAGTTTGATATAAATAAAAGAACAAAGTTTGATGCCGCTATAAGCTCTGGTTTAGCTATAATGGCTTGCAATAGGCATTTATATAGACCTGTTGCTAAAGTAGAAAAACAACCAATAAATATAAAAATCGCTAAGTTTAGTAATAGTGGTAATTTATCAAAAATAATAAAATAACATATGGCTGAGTCAGTTGTAAAAAGTTTTTTTCCTAGTCAAGTTGCTAGCGATCAAGAAAAAGCCTCTTTAGAATACGGTTTAAAGGTCGGTAGAGCTATTCAAGACGAGTGGTTTAAATCTACTAACGGTAACAATAGGTATAAAAGTAATCAAAACACTTTTCATAGATTAAGGTTGTACGCTAGAGGAGAGCAATCAATACAAAAATATAAAGATGAGCTGTCTATAAATGGCGACTTGTCTTATCTTAATTTAGATTGGAAACCAGTGCCAATTATACCTAAGTTTGTAGATATAGTTGTTAATGGTATATCAGAAAGAACTTTTGATATAAAAGCATTTTCTCAAGATCCTTACGGTATAAGCAAAAGAACAGCTTATATGGAATCTATAATTAGAGACATGCAAACTAAAGAAATTAACGAATATGTTAATGAAAATTTAGGAGTAAACTTATTTGAAAATAAACCAAGTTTTTTACCAGAAACAAAAGAAGAACTTGAGCTTCACATGCAACTAACTTATAAACAAAATGTTGAAATTGCAGAAGAGCAAGCAATAAATGTTTTATTAGAAGGTAATAAATATGATCTTACAAGAAAAAGAGTTAATTATGATTTAACTACTATAGGTATTGGCGCTGTTAAAAACAGGTTTTCAACCTCTGAAGGCGTTATAGTAGATTATGTTGATCCGGCTAATATGGTTTATTCTTACACAGAATCACCTTATTTTGATGATATATATTACGTAGGTGAAATAAAATCTGTTCACATAAACGAATTAAAAAAACAATTTCCTAGCTTAACAGATGATGATTTAGAAAGTATTAGTAAAACTTCGTTTCAAAATAACGGATTTTACGATAGGACAATAACTAACTATGATGAATCTGATTCTAACAGTGTTCAAATACTGTATTTTAACTATAAAACCTACATGAACGAGGTTTATAAAGTCAAAGAAACAGCTACTGGTGCTGAAAAAATAATAATTAAAGACGATCAGTTTAATCCACCAGAAGAAATACTTGAGCAGTATGGTATACAAAAAGTTGGTAGATCTTTAGAAGTTTTATACGAAGGTGTTTTAGTTTTAGGTACAGATAAGTTACTTAAGTGGGAAATGGCTAAAAATATGCTACGGCCAAAAAGTGATTTTACTAAAGTTAAAATGAATTATAGCATTTGTGCACCTCGTATGTACAAAGGACAGATTGAGTCATTAGTTAGCCGTATAACTGGTTTTGCTGATATGATTCAATTAACTCATTTAAAGCTACAGCAAGTATTATCACGCATGGTACCAGATGGCGTTTATTTAGACGCTGATGGTTTGGCTGAAGTTGATTTAGGTAATGGAACTAATTATAACCCACAAGAAGCTTTGAATATGTTTTTTCAAACAGGTTCTGTAATTGGTAGATCATTTACTCAAGAGGGTGATTTAAATCCAGGTAAAGTACCTATTCAAGAAATAGCAAGTGGATCTGGTGGTAATAAAATACCACAGCTTATAAATACATATAATTATTATTTACAAATGATTCGCGATGTCACTGGTCTTAACGAAGCTAGGGACGGCAGTACGCCTTCAAAAGACGCTTTAGTTGGCGTTCAAAAACTAGCGGCCGCTAACTCAAATACAGCAACAAGGCATATATTAACTAGTGGTTTGTTTATAACTTCAGATTTAGCAGAAAATCTTTCATTAAGAATATCAGATATATTAGAATTTTCACCAACAAGAGAAGCTTTTATACAACAAATAGGTGTTCACAATGTAGCGACACTAGACGAGCTTAAAGAACTTCATTTATATGATTTTGGTATATTTATAGAACTACAACCAGATGAAGAAGAAAAAGCTGTTTTAGAAAACAATATACAAATGGCAATAGCTCAAAAATCTCTAGATTTAGACGACGCTATTGATATTAGAAACGTTAAAGATTTAAAATTAGCTAATCAACTTTTGAAACTAAGAAGAAAGAAAAAGTTTGAAAGAGATCAACTAGCGCAACAACAAAATATACAAGCTCAAGCTCAAGCAAATCAACAGTCTCAACAAGTTGCTGCTCAGTTAGAAGTTCAAAAACAAAACGCTTTGACTCAAAGTAAAATTCAATTAGAGCAAGCAAAGTCTAATTTTGAAACAGAGAAATTAATAAGAGAGGCTAATTTAAAGAAAGAACTTATGTCTTACGAGTTTCAGATTAACATGAAGCTTAAAGAAATGGAATCCAAGGTTGTTTCCATGAAAGACGAAGTTAAAGAAGATAGAAAAGACGAAAGAACAAAAATACAAGCAACACAACAGAGTCAATTAATAGCACAAAGAAAAGACAACTTACCACCGAAAAATTTTGAATCATCTGGAAATGACGTAATGCAAGGTGGATTTGGTTTAGGTTCTTTTGAACCCAGGTGATTATAGTAATTAACAATTATATAATATTTTATCATGAAAAAAGAAGAAAAAAAACTTGTTCAGCAAGAAGAGGTTAAAGATGAAAAAACTCTCAACAATCCAGTTGTTCAAGACAACGAAGGCACAATTAAAGTAGATTTATCAAAATTAAACAAAAAACAAGAAGATGCCGTTCAAGAACAAAGCGCAGATGCAAGCGATGATACTATCGAGCAACCCCAAAACGAGGGAAGTAGCAAAGAAGTGGTTGAAGAAGTACAAGACACCGTTCAAGATGAAGAGCAGCCAGTTATTGAAGAAATAATTGAAGAAAAGGAGCAAGAGCAAGCAGAGCAGCTTAAAGAAGAAGTAGCTGAAGCTGTTGCTGAACAAAAAGAAACAGGTATTGAACTCCCTGAAAATATTCAAAAAGTTGTAGACTTTATGAATGACACGGGTGGAACCTTAGAAGATTATGTAAAGCTAAATACTGACTATGCATCTCTAAGTGAATCACAACTTTTAAGAGAGTACTATGAAACAACTCGTCCTCATTTAGAAAAAGAAGAAATTGACTTTTTAATGGAAGATAATTTTTCATACGATGAAGAGCTTGATGAAGAAAGAGATGTACGTAAAAAGAAAATAGCTTATAAAGAAGAGTTAGCAAAGGCTAAAAACCACCTAGATGGATTAAAGTCTAAATATTACGAAGAAATTAAAGCTGGATCAAGGTTAAATCCCGATCAGCAAAAAGCAGTTGAGTTTTTCAACCGCTATAATAAAGAAAATGAACAATCAAGTAAAATTG